AATTTTGCCGCTATCCTGCGGACTTACACATGAAGCACATTGTGGGGGCTTCTTAAACCGTCTAAGTAAATCAAAATTGGTAACACATTATATTTAATACTGCACAAGTAGTGTCAAACTATGTACAGCACGATCTCAAAATTGGTGGACAAATCCTATGTAAATACATCTAATTCCTAAAACATAAAGCCTATCTCCGCGATCTACGAGAAAAATGATCACGAAAATGGTATCCAAATATGTAGTCTGCTCTTTAACACAACGCGCGGCAGTACGCGTTTATGACAAGTTTAATGAGATTCAGGCTCGGGGAGGTACTTACGTACAAAATTTGCCATATAGCTATCATACGACGTATTGAGGTTGTTAATGAACGCACCCAAATTGTGTGTGGAAGCTATAGTATGGACTTTATTTCGCCATTCCTCATAAGGTCCGCGCCCGTGATTGAACATCTCGCGAATACTACCATCCAGATTAACTCCAGATGCAATGTTAGCGGGAAGCGTATCACTGGCAGAACAAAATAAGGATTTCAGAATCGACTCTGTCGACAGAGCTCCCAAATACATCTTCAAATCAGGGTTGTATATAGGAGTACGTTTCAAGAAATCAACTTCCTCAAGTGGAACAAAATCAGGTGCACTATCCGATTTGTCTGCGGGTGTGTATTTTATACCGACACGCGCAAACTCTGCGGAAAGTGTGTTAAAATGAAATTTATCACTCACTTGTTGGCTTGGGGCAAACAAACTATCGTCACCATAAAAAGTTACACGAACGTTATCTTCGAATAACAGTGACTTGTCTGTTACAACACGATTGTAGACACATCGGTGGTAAATTGCATTCACAATACCATTGATGTACACAGTCATATTTTGCCCAGATGGATTGCTACCCGATAAGCGGATAAGTTCTCCATGATACGCAACAACCGGATTGGCAACTTCGTTTGCAATCATTTGCATAAGAAACAAATCTCGTTCTTCAAATTTCATGAGCCGAGCAATGTCAATCATACAACCAAAAGCAGCCAAAATTACATCCGGCGACATACCAAGATCATATTTGGAGAAATCACCAGCAACATAGCCAACCTTGTCACCATTAACTTTAAGATACTCTATAAGTTCATGGAAATCAGGACCAGACGCATTAATACCAACCGCTTGTTCACTTCTCAACGGGAAGCGCGACATAAAAGCGGCAACTGGCAAGAAATACTTTCTAATCAGGATTTGCAAGGTAATAGGAGCACAAGTAAACACACGTACTTTCGTATTGCGTTCACCATCATCCTTATATTGCTTCGTGATCTCATCTTTCAGGGATGTCTTGAAGGGTTGATTTGCACGTTGTCCATGCATTAGCATGTTCTCAACAACAGCAACTTCTTCCCACACCCATGGTTCAAAATCAACAGGTACACCACTACCATCCAAAACACAGGCTTTCTTCTTCGAACCTGTGTAAGGAAATCCAAGTGAGGTAGCGAAATTCATACGATCTACGAACTTCAACCCATCAATTCCAAACATGATTTCAACATTATCCAAGGGACGGTGGACTAAACTAGCTCGCACATCAGGATGCATCTCGTTATATGTCTTTGACAACACACGAATATAATCCTCACGCGCAATGCTAATCTCGTTAATACTGAAGCCCAGTGGTTGATCCGCACGTTTATCCAAATCCAAATGGTATGGTTGGTACCACGGATTGGTCATAGGTGGACCATAGTTATTCTTGACGCCAGTGACTTCTTCAACAGTCTTCGCAATCAAACTAGGCTCAACAGACGAGTAAAACTTCGATGTAGCACCAGCGGAACCCAAATGAACGTAATTAATATCACCTTCACGCCACTTCAATGGCGAGGAGTCATCCATAGGTGCATCTAGTTTCACAGCATCTTTCTGACCAATAACAGTGTTGGAGAGAACCCCTTCATCTGCTATATCTGGTAAAACAGCGAACTTAGCACATGCCGCCTGATAGTCTTCTAAACAAACACTACCACAAGCGGAATTTGTATCCTTTCCAGCGAGGTGGATTCCAGCAAAACGCCATCCATCACCTGTCTGGACAACCATTGGACTTCCACAGAAGCCAGGTTGAGATTCAATTGAGCTAGTGTATCGCCATCCACAGAATGATCCTTCAGTAGCCTGAATATGTGCTTGCCAGTATCCGATCGCAGAATCCTGATACCATGTGTTATCCAATTTCAAAATGGAATACATAATATTGGACCCTTGAAAGGGCAAACGAGCATCACGCACATCGGACTG